CGGCTATGATTTATATAGAGCCGAGTTAACCCCTAACCCTTAAAACAGTTATACCCGCCGTTTGCGGAGCCTGGGGCAGCTTCAGGCAGCATTTTCTGGTAGACGACTCAGGGCGCGTAGGCAGTAGAACATTGATATGGTAGACATATTTTATGTTACAATTCGGACATATGTCATTTCCGACTAATCTTGATAACATTCCACAACCTGGCAGTGGAGATATTACAACCTCTCCGAGTCATGCCGGTACCCATGACCTCGAAATTACTGCTATACAGGCTGTTGAGGCAAAAGTAGGAATTGGTGCAAGTACACCTGTTGCGAGTACTTTGCTTAGGGGTACTGGTACGGGTACATCTGCCTACGCACAAGCTAACCTGACGACAGATGTAACGGGTACTTTGCCGGTTGCTAATGGCGGTAGTGGCGTGACTAGTTCTACTGGTACAGGGAATGTGGTGTTGAGTGGTACGCCAACTATTAACGCACCAACTATTACGGGTACAATGGCCGCAAGTGTGATTAACGCCTCTAGTAACGCTACTATTGGGGGTACGCTGGGAGTTACGGGAGCTACTACATTGAGTGGTCTACTGACCGTCCCAACAGGTATAGCCGCTTCTGCATTTGCGCTCAACATGAAAAGTGCCACAAATACGGGTACTACCATAATTACTGGCGAACAAGACCTTGCAGCCCAAGGTTTAACGCTGAGTTTTATGGTTGCGAGTAATTGTAATGCTCTAGTTACTGTAAGTTTAGGTATTTCTTCGTCACAGGACTTTGAATTCAGGCCAGAGATAAGGCTAGGTGGTAGTATTGTCCAAACATTGTCGCCTGTCGCAACAAATAGTAATAATTCAGCGACTAGAGCCTGTGTTCGTGGATTCACCTACGTTGTTGCTTTAACTACTGGTGTCAACGTACTTTCTGCTGGTGTGTTTGTTTCTGCAGCTTCTGGTCTATCTATGGCTGTTGGCGGCGGTACGATATCAGCTCTTGTCCTTGGACAGGTAACGGCATAATGATTAACTATAAGGACATAAAATGCTAACTTTCACCCAAGCTTATAAACGAGCAGCTGACATGGCTGGTGTCAGTACCACTACTAACAGTCTTGCGTTGACAAACATTAAAGCAGACATCAACCAAGCCTTGCGTATATTCAAGAACGCATCACGGCGTTACTGGTCACGTAAGGAAGTTACGACTAGTCTGGTAGCCTCACAAGCTCGCTACACCTTTCCGCAGGACATGATACGCATAACTACTGTTAAGGTAACAAATGGCGGTCTGACGCTTCCTGTGACGCTCATAGACAGCGAAGAGATGTGGAACAGGTTGACACTCGTGCCTGCTATGACAGTCGGTATACCGACTATGGGATTCGTACGGGGTAACAATGAGCTGGAACTTTATCCTGTACCGTCTACAACTACGGCTAATGGTCTGATAGTCAGCTACGAGCCACGGCTGAAAGACATGAGCATTGACGACGCTACCCCAGCAATTACTGTGACTAATGGCTCAGTAACCGTGGCCGCCGCTACTAACCTCTTCAATGCCAATATGGTCGGCATGAGCTTACAAGTTACTGATGGTAGCGATGGCAACTGGTACCCGATTGTCGGCTACACCAGTCCAACAGCTATTACACTAGAGAATGTCTACCAAGGTGCTAGCTCAACAGGAGTAGCTAGTCTGATTGGTCAGGTGCCGGATATCCCCGAAGATTACCACCTAGCACTTGTATACTTCGCTGCTTACAACTATTACCTGAAACGCAAGGATGCTGGTACGGCTTCCGGCTACAAGGCACTGTATGAAGACCTGTTGACGCAGTACAAGGAAGTATATGCTGCTAAGAGTACCGGCCAAATTCTGGCTGACGTCAGCGATTTCAGTTATAACACTTTTGGTTTACCACCACAAGGGATGACTAGCTAACAATGGCACAAGGCCCGAAAGACACTAATAAGCTAAACGTGGTTCTCAACAGTTTTGAGGGCGGCGAAAGTATTGACTTCAAGAACGGTGTGGCTAGTAGCTTCTACCAGAGTGAAGCCTTTGACTTCCGTTCTAAAGCCTCTCAGATGTCAGTACTGCCTGGCTTAACCGCTCTATCCGGTGCCTCTGCCGTACTGGTTGACCTGCCGGTAGATATGGTGCAAGACCCGACAGGGGTACGCTGGATAATTGGTGACCAAGGAAACCTGTATAAACTAGCGACTAATGATGTTCTGACCAAGGTTGCTACTACTACTGAGACAAGCGGCTACGGTATCGTGTATAACCAACTATCTGATTTCCTATATATTACCGGTCAACAGTCAGTCAGCATGTATGGGCCGTTGTCTAGCAGTCCAGCTCTCAAAGATGCCCAGTTTGCCAAGTCTGCTAGTAGTGCCAACGGTGTCGTGAACCTCTATGACCCGACTACGACAAGCTACAGCGGTTCAGCTCGTAACAACATGCTGACACTGGCTACTACTACTGGGGTAACGGCAACAAGTCAGGTAACGACGAACACGACAACGCTGACATACACGACGCCAACCAGCATACCGGCTGAAACGGTACTAACAGGGAAGTGTGCTTTTGCACCTGACTTAGAGCCATTCTACTCAATTGCTATCTATGTCGATACTGTCGGTACTGGTAACGTCACCTTGACCTTGCACGACGGCTTTAACAGGTCGTTAGCGGCAATTACTATCCTCCATGCTGCCTTAACAACTGGCTACAATGAGTTTGTATTTGCTGCCCCCGGTATCCGGTCATTTACCGGTGCTATTCAGTCAGGACTGAGTGCCGCCTACCATTGGCACGTTACAAGCACTATAGCCGATACCAAGGTGCGTACTTTGACAACTGTAGACCTCAGTACGGCTGATATGATTCTGTTTAACTACCGGATGGTCAAGACAAACAACGGCTGGCACCCGGCAACTATATTTACTGGTAACGGCTTCTTGCTCTGTATTGGTAACGGCCAATATCTCAGTACCTATAACTTTGCCAATGATGCTAACCCGAGCAACTTCGTTTACCAGCGTGAACGTTTTCCAATTGACGCTGGCTATGAGATATGCGGTTTAAGCGTCAATAACCAGTATCTAGTCATTGCAGCCGAGAAACGGAGCAGTAGCACGGCACATGCCTACCAAGAAGGTGCATTGTATTTCTGGGACGGTCTGAACCCGACTTATAACTTCAAGATACAAATACCAATGGGAGCACCGTATAGCGTCTACACATTTAATAACATTACCTATTTCATTGCAGCCGGAGCATTATATGCCTGGGGTGGTGGTCAGCAAGTTATTAAGGTTCGTCCGATTGCTTACCAGAATACTGATTATCTTGGCACAACAGATACCACGATTGTCAATCCGCACATGATGGCACCACGCTATAACCTGCTGATGTGTGGCTATCCATCGGTAACGACTAATACGTCGCTGAAGTATGGTATATACTCCTGGGGTTCGGTTGAACTGATCTATCCTAACAGTTTCGGCTACAGCTATGCTATGAGCCATGCCACCTACAACTACTCGGCTGCTAACAACCTGCAAATCGGTATGATTATGAACTTCGTTGATACCATGTACGTCGCCAGTCGTAAAACAGTTACCGGTACGACTACTTACTATCTCGATACCGTTAATAACAGTTCTACCCCTGCTGCTACGTTTAACTGGTCAAGTCTGATCTATGATGGTGGTGTTCGCTACAAGCAGAAACAACTAATGCGCTACAAGGTTAACTTCTTGCCATGGCCTGCTAATGCAACACTGACAGTCTGGTATGCCCTGGAACGTGGCAGTCGAGTAACGGCTGACCCTATCACAAGCACCGCTTACTCGCCTGCAACTGGTGACACTAGTATAGTTATAGATATCGCCCCCGGACGCTTCTACGAGGCTCAGTGGGGCTTTACAGGCACCTGTAGTAATCCTGCACTGCCGCCAACTATTACCGGCGTAACAGCTGAGGTCGATCCGCTACAATCTGAGATTGACCTGAGAGTAGATGATCAGTTAGAGGGAAGTTAGTTATGCAACCTAGTAGTCAGAGTCAGAACTTAGCTGCCAATACCACTGGTGCTGCCTATGAGATGTATACCTCTACTTTTGGTAACATGAACTTTGCGATCCAGCCGAGCATGACAGGGGAGGTCAGTAACACTTTTGGAACCGTACCATACGTCTCACTGGAAAGTATTATCTACGCTCAGCAAACTAATGCGCAGACTAGCCCTATCAATATTCAGTCTGGACAAAGCCAGGGTAGCCAGAACATACAGGGAAGTACAACCATTCAAGATAGCAATGGACTAACTCGTATGGTAATGGGCTACAGCCCCTCGGGGTACTAGATGCCACTTACAAGTCCCTACACTAATAATGCCGCAACTCAAGCCCCTGCCTCGGATGTCGGCTTTAAGATTAGCAAACCAGGTTATGATGCTACGAGGACGGCCGGTAGCAATCTGGTATTCAGTAGCAGCTGGCCGAGCTTGCCGATAGCCTTTGAAACGACCATTACTAGTCCAGGAAGTGCCACAGTAGCCCACAACCTCAAGTTTCCACCGTTGACGTTTATCTGGGCATACGGAAATGACCCCAGTGGTATTGGGACTATTAGTCGGCGGTCAATTGGTACTGTTGATAGCACCAACGTCTACAACGTACCGACAGGGGTAACTAAGGTAAATATTAAGTGTTTTCAGCTGGATATTTCAACTGACATAGACTACATACTTGCCCCAGGTGATACGTTCAAGTCACCCTATGATGCAAACTTCGGTATTAAAGTTGTCAAAGCCGGTTTAGATATTAATAGTCGTGACCTCCGTAACTTCACGCTGCACTCACGGGCACAGAGTCCATTGATTCTAGCCGTTAAGACTGAGAAAACTATACCATCAGCTAACTTGAGCACTGGTATTGGCAATGTAATTCAATACCAGAACCCATTTAAAACACCAGTCTGGGTATATGGATTCGTTAAGAGTTCAGCCAGTAAATATACCTATACAC